AAATATTTGTTTGTAATATTTTTTTTTGTCCATACCTCAACAATAAATCTTTTTGAAAAAATATTTGAAGCTTTTGCTCCTATACCATGTGTACCACCAGTAATTCTTTTATCATTAATATCATAATTACTAGATGTTAATAAATATCCAAAAATTAATTCAGGAATATAAATTTTATATTCTAAATGTTTCTCAATTGGGATTCCAACACCTGAATTATAAATTGAAAAATAATCATTTGATATAGTTGCATTAATTTCATCTAATGTTTTATCACGTATTGATTGATCATATGCATTCACTATAAGTTCATCAATTATTTTATATAATCCGGGATTAAAACTAATTTCTTTTTCAATAATTTGATTATTTTCAAATATTAATTGTTTAGATTGAATAAAATCAATAGAACCGATATACATACCAGGTTTCATTAAGACATGTTCTCTTTGGTCATATTTTTTATAAGTTTCTTCTATAGATTTAGTTAAATTTTCACTATCCATATTATAATATATATAAAATTTAGAGCTATCATAATATGTTTTGAAATTTAATAAAAAAATATATAAGTTTATTTATATGAGTTCTAATATTGTTAATGTTTTACTAGTTATTGACGTTCAAAATTGTTTTATTTCAGGTGGTTCTTTAGGTTCTGATCCAAGTCAATTAGAAATTAGTAAAAAACAAATGAGAGAAATTTTAGAGTTGATGAGAGATAATGATCATATTTATTTTACTCGTGATTATCATCCAATCAATCATATGTCTCTAGAAAGTACTGCTGAAAATAGAAAAATCAATTATGCTACAATATTTCCAAATCATTGTAGAAATAAAAATTCTACTTGTCCAAAGAGACCAGGATTTAATATAACATCAGTTATTAATAATGTATCCCGTGCAGTTGGTCAAACCAACTTTACTGATAAAGAAATGACTAGTAAACCAGATACAAGAAATATTGGTACTAGAATGGAATGGCCTATAATTGGAACAGATTTATCTTACTTATATTTAGTTGTAGATAATGAAGAACCAAATAAATATACATCTTATGTTAATGGAATAGTTAAACTTGTTGAAGATGGTCATAAACCTAAACCCCAACATACAATTGGATTAATCAATTATAAAGAAAATAATAAAGAGCCTGATCTTAAGAATATTAATTATAATGGTATTACAGGAATTCAAGTTGATGGTACTACAAAAAAAATATATCAATTAACTAAAGGAGAATTTTGTGATTATGAATCTTATTCTGCATTTAATTATCATTTACATTTTACATACGATACAAAAAAAAATGTAGTCTCAGCACCATTAAATCTTGAAAAAAAATATTCAACTGGATTATGGGAAAATATATTAGGAAATATAACTAATAATGATACAAATAGTACAAAAACAATTAATATTACTGTTTGTGGATTAGTAGGTAATATTTGTGTTATGAATTCTGTTCATAATGGTATTGCATTATGGAAAAAATTTTATAAAAATGAATATCCAAATGTAACTGTAAATTTTATATATTCATTCCCAGGAACATTATTTTTACCAAATTCTGTTTTTAATCTTACTGAAGCTGTTTATCAAGATTTAGATAAAATAGAGGAAAATATTATCGGTAATATAGAAAAAGATTTTGAAAAAGTTGTAGGCAGTATTGAATCAACAGATCGTGTAACATTAAAATTTAAAATTATTGATAAATTTTATGATATAAAATTAAAACAAACTGGTGGTAGTTATTATAATAAATATCTTAAATATAAACAAAAATATTTAAAACTTAGAAATCAATTAAATAATTAAATTTTAGATAATAATCATATACAACTCTAAAATGATATTTTAGTAAATTAAAAAAATATGATTTATAATTTATATATTGATATAAAAAATTGAAATAAATATTTTATAATTATTTATTAAATATTTATGTCAAAAGTTAAAATAAATAACTTACTTCTAAATGAAATTCAAAATTTTATAAAAAATAATAATCCTAAAGAGGGAATTTGTATATCGCCAAAGGATCATTTTACACAAATTGAAGCATTAACACTAATTAAAAATGATAAAATTAATACAATGTATTTATTTTCTGGAAGTAGTTACAGAAGTTATTATTATTATAAATCATGTAACAATCAAATATATTTAATTGAAACATATTTAGATAAAATAGATGCATATGTTGAAGAATTTTAAATTCTAAAATTTTTTGGATTAGTTAAAGAAGCATTAGCAAAATATTGTAAATATACAGCTTGTTCTTTTAAAATTTTTAAGTCAGTTATATTATCTTGTTCATGGGTTATTTTAATTTTATTCTCAATACTTTCAATTAATTTATTTATTGATTTTAAATAGTTTGTGACTTTATCAATATTTTGATCATGTGTAGCTAAAACCATCCAACCTAATTTTTCAAACATAGCTTTAGTCCATTCATGTAAACTATGAAAAGTGTGTTGCATATATATTGTATTATAAAAAAACTATATAAAAATTAATATCTTTTATTTAATGAAATGAAAATGAATGACCACATTCTAAACATTTAACAAATGTAGTAACAGGTTCATCTCCTGCTAATACTTGTTTTTGTGAAACTTCACATCTACTTTTTTTACACTTTGAACATTTAAAAGCACTTGATGATTTTATATCATTTTTCTTGTATTCAATAATTTCTTTCTTTTTTAATAATTTTTCATATTTATCAGGATTTAATTCTTCTGGAGTTAAAAATGCTAATTTATATGCATCTTCTTCTGTTTTAACATTATCTTTATTATTACACATTGAATCAAGAATTTCATCTAATTTAGTTTCATAAATAGATTCTAATAAAAAAGGGGTATCATTTTCTTCAGAATATTCTTTACTAAATTCATAAATACCTTTTTCTGCTTTAATAGCTAACTCTTTTTTTAAAAACTTTGATAATTTTTTTATTGTTTCATTTTTTTTTTCGGATTCCATAATTATTATATTATATTATTAAATTATTTATTTTTCAAAATTTTTTAAATTAATAATTTTCTTCACTATCAGATGAGTATTCGTCTGAATCAAACTCATAATTATGTGAATCAAGACCATATTCGTTAATATCCATTATAAAGTTATTTGGATTTAATAAGTCAGTTTTTGTATTTAATAAATTTTCTTTTGTATTTAATAAATCAGTTTTTGTATTTAATAAATCAGTTTTTGTATTTAATAAGTCAGTTTTTGTATTTAATAAGTCAGTTTTTATTAAATCAGAATTCACAGCATTTAGTGTTATACTTGGTTCAACACTTTTATCAATAATAACATTTGTTTCGGTTGTAAAACCATTAATAGATGTTTTAATTTCATTTTGAATATTGTAAACACCTGAAATATCAAAATATTTATTACTTTTCTTTTTAATAATGATTTTGTTTGCATTTAATATTTGAGATTTTGTTTTTTCTTTTTTAATTGAATTTTGCATAATATTCCAACAACCTTCAATGACCCATTTATTAAGTTTCCTAATTGATCCATTTATTCCAATAGTTTGCATTTCATTTAAAAAAGGGAACATTAATTTAATTTTGTATCTATTAGCTAATTCAGCATAGAAATCATTAGAGTTTTCAATTTTACGTGATTCTTTTTGTAATATATATGGTTCATTCCAATCAATAGGAAAAGCTTCATGATAATATTCCAAGTTATACATTCTTGGATGATATAACTTATCATTTAAACTTAAAAATCCAAAAATATTAGAGGAAATATTAATATTATAAAGATTATTCCAATAAAGATTATGTGCACTGTATTTAGTTAATATTATTTTTTCATCTTCATTAAGCCAAGTACCAAATCCTCTCATTCTATATTTATTAATAATATCAATAGGATCTCTTGAACCTGAAAAATATTTATAGTCAATATTCATATAAGTTAAATGAGCAGAAATACAAGATGGTGTTAAATATACATTTTTACCATCATAATAAGATCTAACACAAGGTAAGTGAAATGATTGAATGGTTGAAAAGAAATCATTATATTTAACATTAAATAATTCTAATTTGTGTGTTATATGTGGTGATTTAATTTGATATTTGTAATTAATTAATAGATTGACCTCATTATCAGATTTTTCTTTTGTAAATCTAATTCTCCAATTTAAATTTTCAAAATCAAAATAATCAGGATAAACAAGTGAAAAATGATCAATTTCTTCTTGTGACATTTTATTTAGTCTTTCTTTTTTAAATTTTTCAAGTTCATGTATATACAATTGTTCAAAAATTTTTTTAGTTTCTGAATCTTCTAATGATTTTTTAATATTGTTTAAAATATCATATGAACCATTACACATTTTCAATGCTTTTTCTTCAGTAACAAATAAATATGCCATTTTGTCAGAAATAAGTTTTGTATGAGAAGGTTCTGCATATTCGGGATATAGATTACAAATATTAACAACAACTTGGTTATAAAATCTTTGAACTTTTGTCATATAATCAAATATATTATCAGTTAAAAACATAATATCAACATCTGCTAATGCATAATACTCATTATAAAACCTAGCTAACTTAGTTTCTAGTGAATCAATTTTATTAAATAGACCTACAAGTGGATGTTCTCTTTGTAAACATGCAGCCATAACACTGCCACTAATTGCAATTTTATCATTTTCAAAATCAATATGATTAAATATATTATGTTCTGGATTATTTGTACAAAAAATATTTAATCTTGTTTTAAATTCATCAATATCACAAATATTATTATTAGGTAAATGATTTTCAATAAAATCAGGTACTCCACCTAAATTATTTTGTGGATTAAGATTTGTATCATTAATTAAAATTGGCATATACGGATTTAATTTTGGATTTGAAGAATTAAAAGGAAAATTTGGTAATTCAGATGCAGTATTAATATCAAAAATAAAATCATCATTTTTAGAAATATATGATTTTTTTATTGATTCATCAAAATAAAATTTCATCCATGCATAACCAATTAAATATCTAAATAATTCAGCATATTTTTCAATAGTATCTTTCATTAATCGTAACAAATATATATTATTTAATGCAAGATGACAATATCTTTTAGAAACAATTAAATTACAAAATAAAAAATATTTTTGTTTTTCATCTAACATATCAAAAAGTGTATTAATATCATCTTTCATTATTATTTGTTCATTAAAAACTTTATATTTAAAATTACCAGAAAGAAGTATTTTACTTGGATCAATATAGTTTTTAGTTTTATGAATTTCATTTAAATAACAACCAATTTCTTGCATAACCGTTTTTGAAAGATTAAATTTTCTATTTATAAAATATTCGGTTAACTCTATTTTACATTTATAATTATATGTCCAATAATTACTATCTTCAAAATTTATTAAATTATTAATTTTCTTATAAGCTTTTACATTTTTAATATTTTCTTTAAAATATGTGTTTATTGTTATAAATTTAAATAATTCAAATAAATTGTCATCATTTTCAAATTGTGAAATATATAACAAAATATTTTCATAACTTATATTTAAAATTAATAATCCAAGATTTTTTTCATTTAGTTTATAATTAAATACATTAATATCTTCTAATATAGTTCTAGGTAATAATACCAATTCATTTTTATGATTTTCATTTTTTATAATGTTTATATTAGTTTTAACTAAAATTAATTTTTTTTTTATGTTATTAAAAATATCTTTTTCAATATTATAATGATAAATTTCTTTACTAATCAACTCTTCATCTTTACAACATATTATAAAAACATTTTTATGTTCTTCATATAATTTATTTAAATCATCGGAATCGTAGTTTAATAAATTTAAGAACGGATTTACAATAAATTCAGTATTATTCATAAATAGATAGGTATATATTTAAAAATAATATAAATTCAATTTTTTAGTAAAAAATTAGATGAAATTATACTAATGAATTCAATTTTTTAGTAAAAAATTAGATGAAATTATACTAATGAATTCAATTTTTTAGTA